ATACTTATATATACCCTATATAAAATATTATTATTATTATTATTATTATTATTATTGGGCATATATAATATATATAAGATAAAGGCTTGCCCCCGTAGGGCGGAGATGTGCCCACCGAGGTGGGCAATCGTTGGTCATTACTGGGCACGCTGGGCACAATTTAATTATTTTCGCTTAACAAATCCACGTTTTCTAACACCGTGTATTTGTAATCTAGCTGGTTTATAGCCACAATGTTCTAAATAATACCGTACTTTTTTTGATTCTTCGCTACCATTGGTCATCTTATATTTGTCACCATGGAACAACTCAAGTGATAATTCATCGGTCTGGATATATTTCCTGTCCTTGAATTTGCCCTCTAGTAAGTCCATCAAGGCGTCTTCTAGTCCTGTAGAGTAGCGGTAATCTTCTTTACTTTCATCAATCATCTGCTTTTGTTTTGGTGTTAATACAAGCGGATTAACATTTGACTTTTTGCAGACTTTATAAAAATTGACTGCTTCACCTAACAATTGTTTTTTATATTCTTCGTCGAAATCTTTCCATAAGTTTTTTGTAACTCGGCTTTCGTCTGCCTCTAGTACTAAAAAACGCCTATCGCCTGACTTATCTCGCAAGTGTGCTATTTCGTTGGTAGTACGTGTAAATACAAAATGCCTTTTAAAGTTCTTGCTAGTTCTACCGTAAGGCTCACGAAAACTAATAATCTGCATAGTTGAGAATTTTTTAACTTCGTTAAATGTTGTTGCGTCACTTACTGCCATTTCATCATCATTAACAATTATCGCCTGTGCGATTTTCAATAAATCATCTTTACCGTTGAATGTACAGAATTGGTCGCTATATAGATTCATCGGGGCAATCTTCTTTAAAAAAGTTGTTTTACCTACGCCCTGACTACCTACAAAATCAAAAATAAAATCTAGTGGCGTACCTGGTTCGTAAATTTGTTGAATTAAGCCATAAAAAAATAAGTTTGTGATAATCGCATTAACTTCATTTTTTTCTACGCCTAAAAAATCATAAAATACGGTGTCCATACGGGGTTTTCCGTCATATTCTTTAGCTGCTTTTTCTAGGTAGTCTATAATCGGGTTGTAATGGTTACGCCTTGCCACGTTACCAATTGCCTGCAAAATTAATGTTGATTTAAAAGCAGCGTTTTTATACTCTGGTGTGTACTCAATGTAACTACCAATGGTATCGGCTATATCGTCAAGGCTGGTATCTTCCGTGATTTCTTCTTCCTTACCGTCAACTGTTAGTGTAATGCTACGAACAATATCAATTCTTTTTAAGAAATCGTTATACTTAAAAACATTCATGACTTTCTCATCATGTTCTAAAATTAACATGATATTTTTAACACTATTTGTTTTTAAATTACCATTTTCACTAGTTGAGAATGGTAATTCTTTTTTGTTAGCGTCTTCTTTTGTTTCTTGATATTGTTTCATCAATTCCGCAAAATCTTTTAAATTGATAACGTCTTTTTTGTTATCCATTACCACTCAATCTCCTGATTTCTGATTCTAAAATGGATGTGCACGTTGCATATACCTCCCTTTCTGATAAGGGGTTAGGCGTGTTATTGTTTGCCTTAGCACATAAATTAAAAGCCTGGTCTGCGTCTATACCTTGTCTTAATAGCCATCCCATCAGGGATGCTAATGTATCATTTCTCTTACCCGTATCGCCTAAACCGTTGTATATGGTGTTAATTTTTTCTCCTGCTTTTGTTAGTCCATTATTAAAAACAGTTGAAATTTTTACACGATTTACAACGCCTTTTTTGGATTTTATCCACTCTAGCATGCCTTTTGGTACGTCTTTCATTGGTAAGTGATTTAACCACTTGTAATATCCATAACCAAACACGGACGGGGCAACAACAACATAGTTATTTTTGTTAGCTTTCAAATCTACACCAGGTAAAATACCTATTACCTGTGTCATTTTCATATTCTTCGGCTTTCGGTAGAAAAAATGTAAGCCATTATGTGCTGTTTTTTCAGTTAAGGTATTTGCAAACCATTCTGGACGATGCAATTTTTTTATAGATTCAAAGCCATCAATCTCGTGTTGGTCAACATCAAGCACAATGAACTTATCAGTTCTTAGTGCAATGTTGGCGTTTGGATACTTACACCATAAGGCGGTTATCTCCTCCACCGTGAGTGGTGGGCGGTTGGCAAATTTAATCAGTGGTCTTTTATTATCTGGATTAATCGGTATCACTGAAAAGCCTTTCTTTGCGTATGCTATTGCAAAGTTCATTAAGTTTATACTCATAATGTGAACCTCTTAAAATGGTAAATCTTCCTCAGTAACTTCAATTTCGTTGTTTGTTTCCTGGAACGGGTCGGCTTTTTCTTCTACTTTCTCAAATTCATAATTTTTCCATGGATTGTCTGGATTCTTTTTATTTGGAGTAGTTGATATTTTGACTGATACTAACTTACCTAAATACTCTGGATTGTTAAAAGTAGTTTCGATTTCGTGATAGTTGTCGCTTTCGGTATCGCCTAAAAAACATTTGTTCGGTACATCTAAGCCAACGGCTTCTCCTATTTGCTTAATCATCATTATTTGATTAGCTAAGAAACGCTCGCTCATAGGTGAACCGTCTTTTTTAGTTTCTCTAAGAGATGGAAACATAATTATAGTTCGGCTTTTAAATTCACCGTCAACAACTGTGAACTTAAAACTTAAGTAATCTAAGTTACCGCCTTTTGGTACGTTATGTGCTACTGCTGTTAATCTTGTTGTGTATTTACCGTCTGGTAATTCATTATTTTGTGTAATTTCACCATTTTCAATTTTCTTTACAATATCTGCTAAACTCATAATTATTTATCCTCCATATTTTTTAAATCTTCTTTGCTAAACATCCCTTGGCAAGAGGAAAGCAATTTTAATATTTTTTTATTTGTTATGTCTTTAGGTGAGTATTTAGTTCTCACTGCCTTAATATCTCTAAAGTATGAAATATTTTGTCCGCATCCCTCACGAGATGTTCTAATTACTAAATCACAATTACCGTTAACAACGTTGTAGTACTTGTCTTTTAGTGACGCTTTATAGGTAACCTCGCCCGTTTTCATGTCAACATTTGATACTTCACGACTGATAAAAATCACGTCTAGTGGTAAAGCTTTTAAGTCCATAACAAACTGTTGAAAAACAGACTGTAGCATGCCATAACCGCCGCCGTATGGTATCTCACCAATTGAATTTACATGATGAGATAAGCAGATTGCTTGTTCAAACATAACTGTGATGTCATCAATAACATCAATAATGATTGTTTTAAATCTCTTATCTTCTGGTAAATTCTGTTGATTTTGTAATGCTGTAATAATATCTACTACTTGTTCAATAGAATTTTGAATTAAGTTTCCTCTTTCATCCCTGATATTTCTAATTTGAATTGCTGGAGCTTGCCCCTGTTCGGAGTTACCGTCCGTATTAAGTACAAGAGGATTCGGAAAAAAGCTTGCAAAATAACTCTTACCGCTCATTGTTTCGCCCCATATAAAGAAATTATGCGGTTGCGGTTTTGGATGTTTTAATTCAACTTTTGGTAATGTAATCATTTAATAATTCCTTTCTTTTTAGCCATGTAGAACGCCCAACCTGGTTTATATCCGTGAATTTTCGCATAGCTGGCAAACTCATACATGGTTTTTAATTCATCAACTTTTTTGTTAGCTACTTTAACCATGATGGCTTTTCTGATAGCCTGCTTTTTAGCTTCTACTAAGTCAACATCTATAACTTTTTTCTTTTTAGGTATGTGCATAACTTGTCCACATATCGGGCAAGTATTGTTAACAACTTGTGATACTAATACCACTGCAAAACAATGATTACATGTAGCAATTGCCACGCCTGAATTTGTTTCTGTATTGAGTTTTGATTTTTTGTTAGAGTGAGAAATTATTGCTTTTTTCCAATCTCGCTCGTCATCTGGCAAACCAAACTTTTTAACATTGTTTGCATGGTCAATAATAATTGCTGTTTTGCCCTCTCTAGGGTTCAAACATCTCATAGAAAATTGTAAGAAAAGTGCTAAGCTAGTAGTTGGACGTGCCATTATTACGCAGTCAACATCGGGCAAATCAATGCCCTCTGTGAATAAGTTCACGTTTACTAAAATCATTAGTTCTTTCGCTTTAAATTTTCTAATTATGGTATCTCGCTTTTCAGTTGGTGTATTACTATCAACTTCATAAGCGGTGATACCTTTTTTATTAAAGACATCTGCAATTCTTTTCGCAGATTCAATAGAGTAGCTATAGGCTACTGCTTGCTTGCCTTTTGCTAATCGTAAGTATTGTTTAACAATATCGCCGTATAGTGTACCTGTATCAGCGTTAGCCATAGATTGTGCGGTATAGTCGCCTGTACTAGATTTTTTTAATTCGTCAAAATTAAAGCCATTAGGCGGTGAAAAATATTTAAAATTAGCTAAATATTTTTCAGAAATCAATTCTTTAATTGATTTACCAACAATTACATCATCTGCTATATGGTCTAGTTGTTGCTTACCTAATCTCCATGGTGTAGCTGTGAAAAGCAATACATAAGCGTGAGAATATTTTTCTAAAATTTTTAAATATGATTTTGCTAGGGCGTGATGTCCTTCGTCAATCATAATTAACTTAGGTGTTTTTAACTTGTCTAGGTGTCTAGAAAGTGTTTGCACCATACCGCCTGTAAAATAATTCATGTCTACATTTTGCTTTTTAAAAGTTGCCACTGCCTGCTCTAAAATTTCTTTACGATGAATAATAAAAAGAGTATTATTTTTATTAAGGGTAGTACGTCTGGCAATTTCAGCCATGACTACAGTTTTACCAGTTCTAGGCGGTGACTGAACGATAATTACCCTCTTTTTATTTTTCATAGATTTAATTATTTTGTTAATTAAATCTTCTTGATAAGGTCTTAATTGATACATTAATCAATTATGACCTTTTTATTTTCCTCAAGACTAGCACCAATGATTTGTTTGCCATTCTTTAAATCTTGATATAACTTAGTTTTATCAGCTGTTCTAGTTTCTTTAACAATTACATAGTCGATTGGTATTTGTTGTACATCTGGTACACATACACGTTGCTTAAAGTTTCTTAAGTGTAAAACATGGTTATCAGTCTTTAAGTTAGTTGTATTTTGTAACTTCAATTGGTAAGTTAAAAATTCATTTAATCGTTCGTTCTGATTTTCAAGTGTTTTTTGCTTGTTTGCAAAATCTAATTTTTTCTTTTTACACCATTCAATCTGCATTTTGTTTGATTCGATCCAACTTGCTATACTGTCTAGTTTAATGTTTAGCTCTAGTTGTAAGCTTTCTAACGTATCTTTTAAAAGCTCTGGTTCAATATCTTTATTTTGTAATTCTTGTATTTTTTCATTAATTTCGTAAATTTTCATTTTTATAACTCCTACATTTTCAAGGCTGGATTAATAACAAATTCTGGTTGTGATAACCACCAGATAAGCACTGCACCTACTGCTAAAATTAAGGCTATGTATGTGAGTGTTTCTGCCAATTGTGTAACATCAATAACGACTTTTTTATGTTTGCTTTTCATTTTGCTTTCCCGCTTTCTTTACAAACATGGTGATACTAAGAGATAAAGTGCAGCCATACAACCAACAACAAAAAATATATATGTAAGTAATAATATGCTTGTATCTCGCTTGCTTAATTTCTCGTCTGTTTCTAAGGCATTTTTCCCCGCCTTGTTTTTTTCCATAAAAGCGTTTAAGTTACTTTTCTTGTAAAATACTCGTTCATCGATTACATAAGGTTTTAAATCATATTTCTTAGCTAGCTCGCTAAATTTACTGCGGCTAATACCTAAGAAAAGTGCAGATTCACCTGTATTAAAGTATTCTTGAATAACACATTTTTTAATTACTTCGTCTGGTATTACTACTTGCATAGTGCTTAACTCCTTTCTCACAGATTTTCAAGGTCTTTGGCTACCAACTCTTTAAAGTATTTTGCTAGTCTTCTAATCACATAATCGTTTCTGCAAATAATAACTGGCAATACGTCATACGTTACCCACCTTTTGAATTTCTTAGTATCTGGTGTTCTGCTAGATAGGATTAAGCTGTACAAGCCTGCTTCGTTGATAACTATTAAATCTTGTTTTCCATTAGGGGTATCGTATTCCACTATGCCCTTATCTTCATCAGCTACGTGTATTTTCAGTGCGTCTGGTGCATTATGATATCCTAAGATATCTGCAACATCTTTACCAACAAAATATGGTTGCCCGTCAATGTTTAATGTTCTAACTTGGTTATTTTCAAAATTGAATATTTGGATATCATCGTTGTCAATCATTTCAAACTGTTCCTTTCTCTCAGCTTTTCAAGGTCATTGGTTCTCAGCACTTCAATATCCTTGATTAGTTCTTTAGCAATTTTATTTCGAGTAAAAATTGGCAATACTTCAGACGTCATCCAAACAGCAAATTTTATGTTTTCTAGTCTGTGTGATTTAAAAATCAATCTGTATAGGTTAGTTTCACTTATAAAGTCCTTTTTCTGAAATCCACTTGACGTAAGGGTCATTGCATCGCAGACGCCTTGTTCATCTAATCTTGTTTTAGCTCTCTTTGTGTCTTTGATTTTCAATATTTCGCAAACATCTTCTAAGCTGAAATATGGGTCACTACCAATCGCCATCATTTGGATTCTGTTGTGTTCGAAATAGAATGTTTGGATACCGCTTTCTATGTTGTCCATAATTACTTAATCCTTTCCATCAGCTTTTCAAGGTCTTTGGTTCTCAGCCCTTTAAGTTCTTTTATTATTTTTTTAGCAACTTTATTTCGGATGAAAATCG